CCACCTAGCTGTGGTAGATCAATCTCATCACCAATACAGATAGTCCTATGAGGATTCCACTTGGCTAAAAAGCGGCCTACCGACTTGACAGATTTTTCATTAAAAAAAGGTACTTGCAGATCTGATACAAACGCTATGCGCTTAATCGTCTTCCTCGTAATCATCTAAGGGATTTTTTATTGGATCTGTAGTATCAACTATCCAATCTGGATAACTTGTACGATCCATAGCAAAGGCCAAAGCCGTAGATTCATCCATGCCATTCTTACGGCAAGCCTTATATACCTCATTGGCTGCAATAGCCCAGTAATCTAGCTTAGTTAAGACAGGCTCTTTAGTAGTCCTGCGCTTACGCACCATCTTCTTTGGTTTGCGTTTAGTAGCCATATTGAAATTATGACTTACTTATGATAGTAAATAGATCATCAACACGCTGTTCTAATCTAGTTAATTGATCCTTCATGCTAGAGCCACCATTAGGGCGTAACTCATTTAGCCAGCCTTTAACTAAAAAACGTAATCCTATTAGCACGCCTGATAGCACGGCCATAACGCCAGCGCCAAAGCCAGCCCATTCTGCCGGACTCATTTCGCATCTGCACCGATGCCATAAGCATTATCGGATTTGTCTAAAGCCCTAGCTGCTGGACCAGCTAATGCTGCAACTACTACAGACAATGCTGGATCTAAACCTAATTCATTACTTGCTAAAAATGTTAAGAAAGATACTAACACCCCACGTGCGTAGGACTTTAGTATTGCTTTTTGCTTTTTGCTTATCTTCATATCTTGCCCCCTAGTAGTGGTATATCGAACGGCTTAGGATCTTTATCGCCTAACTTTGTAAAGCTAATGTGTATGTGCTTCTTATGTGGGTTGATACCTCGGTATCTACGCCACTTAAATCCAAACCTTTTTGATGCAATAAAGCCATTATGGATTACGTAAGATATGCGCTTATCGGTTTTAGCACAGACTCGGATCTGGTCAGCCAGATATATCGAGAGCTGCTCGGATGAATCCAAGCGAGAATCAATATCAATGGCTCGGACGATCCCAGATTCGTCTGGATTATGATCTGAGGCGTTTGCTCGCCTGGCATGACGAGCATCACCAATCCACCCATCACTGGTAGTGCGGCGATCTGGATACCAGGTATCAACCTGATCTCTTAACTGCACTCCAGCTGCGCATAATTTAGGCTTCAATTTCAATCTCAATTTCTGGCATAATCCATTGGCAAGTATCTTCATTAAAACCAATAGCATTATCTGGCTTAGGTGCTATAAAAACATCTTTAATTGGATCATATGTATAGCCAATAGCTGCATAATTTTTTCTTATATTTCCGTTGTAAGAAGTACGTTTGCAAGTTTGACCTCTAAAATTGCCATACCAGGTTTCGGTATCTAAACCTTCAATAGTTTCTGTTTCATCAATACCTGTAATTACTTCGGTAACAATATTATTTTCATCTAAAAAAGCATAGTGTGCCATTATGACCAACTCACATTTCCAGTACCTGCTGTAATTGTTGTAATGTTATAACCACCTGAAGTAGTTGTAGAACCAGTTAAACCTGCACCAATAGTAATTGTTGCATTTTGATATTTCAAAACTACGATACCACTGCCACCTGCACCTGAAGTAGGGCCATCGTTACCGCAAGTACCACCACCGCCACCGCCAGTGTTTACTGTGCCAGCAGTTGCATTAACACCAGCGCCAGTTGCACCAGCGCCACCGCCACCTGAACCACCTGCACCACCAGCTGTATTTCCACCACCACCACCACCGCCACCTCTAGTAACTGATGTTCCAGTTATAGATGATGCTGTTCCTGTTCCACCATTACCTGATGCTAAACCTGTTGCGCCAACCGCACCAGCACCACCGCCACCGCCACCTCTGTATGGTTGTCCTGTACCTGTACTTCCAGTGCCACCAGTATTGCCTTGTCCTGCAGTTCCTGCACCGCCAGATGCATCTTCTGCGCCGCCACCGCCACCTGAACCACCACTATTACCTGTTAATGCGTAACCACCACCAGCACCGCCACCTGTTGAAGTAATTGTGCTAAAAACGGAATTGTTGCCATTATTTCCAGTTGTGCTATTTGTTGATTTACTAGCACCACCTGCGCCAACTGTAATAGTGTAGTTTGTTGCAAGTGATAATCCAGTTAATGTATTTTCCCTGTAACCACCTGCACCGCCACCACCAGCACCAACTCCACCAACACCACAACCACCAGATGCGCCACCAGCAATAACTAAATAATCTACCGAGCCATTAAAAACTGGTGGCGATGAAAAGTTAATTGCAGCTACTATATTGCCAATCATTATGCAATACCGCCTACAACATACCAAGTATCTGTGGCAGTTTTAATGCATACTGCCGATCTGTATTGAGCTAATGTTGGTTGAGCAGCTGTAGCGCCAGCACTTAATACTGTAGTTGTACCAGATGTAACTGCTTTTATTGTGCAAGTACCTGCGCCAATATTCAGCACTGTTATAGCAGTACCAATGGGAAATGCCACCGATGCATTAGTTGGAATATTAAAAGCGATAGCAGTTGCCTTATTCATAATTTCTAACACTTGATACTGATCAGCCGCTACAGCTGTATAATCTGTAGTGTTGGCAGTACCTACTGTAAACTCTGTTAAACCATTAAACATAGCAGCACTTAGTACATCACCTGTGCTTGCTGGAAATCCTGTTGCCATTTTTACTCCTTAATAAGATAGAACGTTTTGACCTAATACGCCATAGTTCACGTTGCCTATTATAAACCCATCAATGATAGGTTCTAGCGTTGTGAACGTGGTTTTCCAACTATTCGGGGTTATATTCATCCTTACCCCAAAAATCTGTAAAGTCTTTTCTAGGGTTGATCCACCAGGTTGAGTAGTTTTTACTGTAATTGGATCAAAGAAGTCTAAGTCTAAAGCTGCTATAATGCCTGAATTGTAGCTAGGCGTGTATAAATCCAGCACTATGGCATCTACCCGTATGGTAGTTTCTTGCCTAGAAGCTACATAGGCTTTGGCATAATCTAGGGCTACTGCATCTGATTGCATTAAAAGGTTATCTAAGAAATAACTATGCAAAAAGTATTTATCTATACTGGCTTGGTTTAGGGCTACTTGTGGGCTACCACCAGCTCTAGTAATAGTAGCTTTATTAAATACCAGTACGTCATTTAGTATCCAAGTAGCATCAAAATATGTTATGCCAGATCCATCATCTGCAAACACTGTAGATGTGCCGCCAATAGATCCAACTGTTACGCCTCTATCTTGGAATACAAAGTTATTATCGGCACTGACATAGATAGCGCCATACTCAGAATTGGCTACTGTAAATAGAGCTTGTAATGCTGTGCGGTTAGTGCCTGGATCTGCTTGTAATGTAGTTAAACCTGGATCAATATCACGTTGAGATGTTGGCCATGAAATCTGATCTAATATGTTGTTAATACGTGCACCCGATAATTGACCAGCGCTTGTGCCAGCCACTGTGCTTATCTGTGCTAATTGCGCCAATCTAAAAGCATCTACAGCTTGTATAGTAGTTATTGCTACACCTTCACCATCATCTGGGTAAGTTGTAACATAGCTTGTGATAAATCCTGCAAATATAGGATAGGTAACTGAATTATAGGTAGCAGTAATCTGCACCTTTTTCATAGGTGTTAATAATGTGTAATATGGGCTAGATGGGTTTTGAGGGTTAAAATCACCATTTTGATCTGTTATGCGTAAAGTAAGCGAGCCTGTTTGAAACTCATCACTAAGTGCAGTACGGCCTCTATTAGTTTCTATTCTGTTTACCTGGCTAGATACATCAACAATTACAGCAGCGGAATCGGCTAATACGTTTGTACCAAAAACGCCTGAACCAATAATAAATGCCTGAGCAAAGGCTGGTCCAGTACTAAAATTAATTACTGCATTAATTACTGGTACTGTCATTATGGAAGGCTGCCAGCTGGTGTAGTGCCGTATCCGCTTCTAGTTGCTAATTGGATACTCTCGGCTATTAGTTGAGAAAATCTATCGCCACTATTGGCTGTATCGACAGTTAAAACTAAATTAACAGGTCTGTTGCCAGATTCCCTAAGTCTTTCCATAGATATTTCTGCCGCACTCATGCCAGCGTAATTGGGATTTCCTTCTAATTTAGTGCCTAAGTTTTCAAAATAACTAGCTGGCAATGCTGGTATTGCTGGTGCTGATGGTGATGTTGGTGATATAAAGGTTTTCTTGTTTTGTAGATTTTGCTCATTAAGGCCTATTAACATTCTTAATGCGTTCATTTGTGGCTCTATAGAATCTAATGTGGCTCTAACAAAGGTTCTTAAAGCGGCAATCATTTCTTCAGTTGCCTTAACTGCGTTCATTTCCGCTAAATACTTTTTAGCCAATGCTTCATTATTGTCCAATATGGCTAATTGTGCTTGTATGCGTAATTTTGTTTCTTTATCTGTTGCTTCATTTAAGGCTACTGTTAAGCCTATGCGCTCTAAATCAAACTTGTCCTTTAATTGATCTACGGCTGACTTCTTCTTTAATTGATCGATTTCAGCCTTACGTAATGTAACAGCATTTTTAATGGCCTGAGTTTCTTGCCGTTTTTGCTGAGCATTAATTCTACTGGCGGTTCTTTCTTGACCGCCACGATCTGTTTCTTGACGACCTGCGCCCCTTAGTGCTTCTGTAGCTCTTAACACTGCACCAATGCCAGGTACGTTTCTTAAGAATGAGCCATCTATTCCAGGTACGTTTGTAATCTCTTTTAATTTAGCCGCTACCTTACCTAGCCCGACTAATACCTCGCTAGTAGCAGTAGCAAAATCTTCCATGCTATTAGTTACACTTTCAATACTGTTATCTTTACCTAAAGCGCTTAATGCATCTAATAAACCTTTACCAATAATCTCACGTGAGTTAGCTGCGGCAACAGATATTAAACTTAATTTTCCAGCATAGGTATCTAATCTAGCTGCGGCTTGGCCTGAAAACTTATTGTTAAGTTCAGCCATAATGGCATCCATGTCGCCAGTTTTTAATAAGGCTTTATCTAGGCCAGCACCTAATCTACTTAAACCTGTAGTATTGCCAGCGTAAGCACGTGATAAGGCTGTAGTAACTTGTGTTAATGATCGACCAGTAGCAGCCGATACATCCATAGCAGTATTTAGGGCATCTTGGCTCTTAGTGATTGATCCAGTTACTGTAAGTAATTGCTGGAATGCTGGGCGTAATTCATCATCTAATACGCCAGTGGCTCTCTGTAAATTGTTTATGTATAGTTCAACGCCAGGTGCGCTAAATTGATAACCTGTATTTCTTAATTGAATTTCTAATGCTTTGGCGGCTTTCTCATCAGCTGCAAAAGCCTTCACTGCTTCTCTACTAAATCTAGTTAATGCTGTTACTGAGAATGCTGCGGCAAAGGTGCGACCAAAGTTTTTAACTTGCTTTTCAAAGGCACTGATTTCTTTTTTACCTTTTTTAAGGCCTTTGTTATTAAAGGTGCTGAGTGCCGATACAACTATATTGGCCATTATGCAACCTTCTTCTCAGTAGTCTTATTAAAATGTGTAACTGTAGAGTTAATTGCCTTTACAATTACGCCATAAATATCACCACTATCTTGCGCCCATGCTTTGTAAATCAAACGGCCTTTAGTCTTACGACCACCACCTCTAGCGCCTTTAACTTTAGGCTGAGATGTAAGGGTAGGTAGATCGGTAACAAATTGATACCCAGCAAACGGATTATTAGAATTATATGCAGCTGTAGATCTGCTTCTATTTTTTCTGCTACCTGATTGCTTAAATGCCATTGTGCCGCCACCTTCTGCAACAGAAGTAAATGGCGCTCTACCTTGTGGGTTTAATCTACCTGCGGTTTCATAGATACGACCTGCGGCGCTTATATTGTAAACATAACTTTCTACTGTATAGCCATTACTAAACCTGCGATTTTGACCCTCTTTGAATCCAATACCACCACGGACAGTAGCTGCATCATATTTAGGGAATGGGCGATAATCGACAGTAGATGATATTGGCTTAGACCAGCCTGATAGCACCTCATTATTGCCCACTACAAATCCTTTAGCCT